AATATAACCACATATATTTGTAATATATGGTTATATGGAGGAAAAAATAGACAATTTGAATAAAAATGTGGATACAATCAAAGAACTATTACAATCATTGACTATAATGATAGGTGAAACAAACGAACGAGTGGATTTGTTGGATAAAAAGATAGACAAAATAACGACAAAACTGGACGGAGACATAATATCAGAATGCAAGAAGATGGGTTCACATATAGATTTTGTGGAATCTGTGTATGATAGTGTAAAAAAACCACTTAATTATGTGTGTAACAAAATAGACTATTTAACGGACTATAGCCAGGAACAACCAAGAATAACAGGCAATATGTGAAATAATATACGATATGAATAATTTACTTACCGTTGTGTGAGGAACAGCGAACATCGCCATTAACAGGAAGCCTTTTGCATGGATTACCTGAACGACAAGTTTGTCCACAAACATACTGATACATTTGTCCAATGCGACGCTTATTTCGATTCCATTCTACACTAGCGTCATCGAAATCAATGTCTACATCGAGAGTAATATTGTTATTAGTGCGAGAACGTGTATTATATCCCGAGGTCGTATTGTCTGGTTGTTGAAGACGCATGTGTGCACGTGTGATATAGTTGGATGTTTGAGACGAAGCCTGTGTAGAAGTTTGGGAGCGAGTCAACATAGTAAATGTCTGGGAATATGAAATAAATAAGGTATAAATTTTAAAATCAATTTTATATCGAAAATGTTGCGTTAATAAATAATGAATATTCGTATTTGCACAATCTATACAACTACGAATAAATGGGGACAAAACATTCCACGTTACGTCAGAATCCAGCAAAAAATCCCGATGTAGCGAACAATAAAACAAAACTTCCGAAAATCGCACTCGAAGAGGTATACGAAAGTTTAGAAGAATACAAGGAGGCAGTGAACAATGTATATAATTTGAGTCGTTTATTAGATGATTATGTAGACGATATCCAAGAAAAAATGAATGATGGAGACGAAAATCCAATAAATAGCGTATTATTAACAACATTACATGATGGATATACGAAGGAAACCGCAAAGAGTTATTGTGAAGTGATAGAATTAGGTGTGAATATAGAAATGGTAAGACGGGCTAGAATGTTATTTTCTTGCAAACAATATGAATTGTTGGACGGGCATAGTATACGTGAAATTCGTAACAGTAAATCACCTGAAACTATGGATGGATTATCAGTAGCAAATATAGGAAATTTGTTAGAGGCGCGAATATTAGATGTTTCACGTAGATTGCCTGCACACGGTAACACTCATGTTTATGCTACTCTAGGACAGTGGACACATGGCGTAAAAGCATATTTTAATTTGTTACGCAAAGACCCGATTGTGGAAAATAAATGGATAGTGATATCTTCAGGAGTAAATATGTGTGATTATACCAAGATAGACACGACTAATCTGCAAACATTTCCGCCCGAATACACAATATTTTTAAAAAGCATTACCCAAGAAATGAATTCAAATGCGTATATAAATATAATAGAAGAATCGACCCAAATTGCTGCAAAACAGGCAGATGATGCTGTAAAAATATTGGAAGAAAAAAATGCACTGTATAATTTTGCGAGACAAATACTGGAGAACGACCCCAGCAATGCATATGCGAAAACGAAAGAACGTAATGCGAAGATAGATGCTCATAATGCATCACAAATTGTGTCTGCTGCTGTAACAAACGCCAAGGCGGCACAATTTACATTAACGGAAGCAGAAACACATGTGGCTATGAAAACAACAACATGGGAATATGGTACGCCTGATATACACGATACCTTACAGTGTGTTTATTCGGGGACAAACCCTCAATGGAATGGGCAGTATATACGCGATTGCGTGTTACAAAATGCAAATATAGATATTGCGAATATAACGTTAAATGTAATGTCGGACATACACCATTATTATCACGATTTATATCACGGACAAGTGATATTATCAACACACAAGATTAATGATATATATTATGCAGTGATTGTAAAAGTAATTATGCGCGGCGATAAGACGCATTTGCAAATGAAAGAGGCACAAATGAACAAAATATTCAGAACAACATCGCAACTAGTTTCGGGACAAAACAGTTCAAATAATACATCCCAATTTATATTTATAGACCCAAGTAGAAGGTGTATAGGAATTGGAACCAACGAGCATTCTGTTCAGTATGATGACGAATATATAACGACTGCTCACGATAATGGACAGAATGTGGTGATACAATCGGATACGTATCCAAATTTTGTAGCAAGCCGTGTGGCTGAAGATTCGAATCATGTCCGGGGTGGAGGAAGAGAAAATAATTTATATTACTTCAACCAATTTAGTGCTACAACAATGCGTAGACAAAGCTATTTGTATACATTCGAACAGATGCACAATTATACCATGGAAGCAAATAATATGGAAGACGAAGAAGATGTATCAAAGACAAATCGAAGATATGGTGCTGATATATCATTTGAAATAACAGACCGAACGAATCAAACGAAAGAAATCGGAAATATAGGAATGGTGATTGATAAAATAGACAAATCTGGACAAATTTCTGGAGGATTATCGGTAAAAACCAGACCCGAATTGAATACAATTAATGGACGAGAAATAATAAAGCCCGGGGAGACGATAATGTATGTATCGAGTGATAGTTTACTTCACATAAATGGTGTATTATTAGGGAGCAAGGTATTGCGTGTAAAACATGATGAAAATGAAGAGGAGCATTTGTATTGGGGTGATGCACGAATAGTATAAATATTATACTTCGATATCTGTATTTTCCCATACGACGGAAGGTGGTGCACCCCATTCTGAATAGGAAATCGCCTTACTAGTCGGTCTTTCAAGAGCGAGAAGTGTATCAAGTGCTTGTTTCCTACGTTCCATAGGAAACAAAGAGGAAGACAATTTCCGACTATAAAATTTCCAAGCCCATTCAAATTGCAACGCGGCTTTCCAATCGGGGAACCCTTGAACATAGCAACGACGAGACCATATTTCGCCTTTCGCAACTTTTGCACCCGTAGCTCGTGCCCCGCCTGTAATTTCTTTATTATGTTGCCGAAGACGACGATTTAAGTCGACCGTGGCGCCAATATAGGTAGCATGATTGGTCGATTCGAGAAGATATACGTAGAAAGACATTTTTTAATTATATAGTATATAATGGACAATATAATTGAAATAATAGACGAAATTTATAACGAACTGAAAGATTTAAATGGCGGAAAGGTCGCAGATTACATACCGGAATTAGCAAATGTAAGTCCAAATAAGTTTGGGATTAGTATATGTTTTGTCGACGGTAAGACACATAATATAGGAGACACAATGGATATGTTTTGTTTACAATCGTGCAGTAAACCATTATCGTATTGTGTAGCCCATGATGAATTGGGAAAGGAAGAATTACACAAACGCGTTGGATTTGAACCATCTGGTCAAGCATTTAACGCCTTTATTCTAAACAAGGAAGGGTTGCCTCATAATCCAATGATAAATGCGGGAGCAATTATGGTAGCATCGCAAATAGGAAAGAACGAAGAACCATCATATAGATTTAATATATTGAAAACGAAATATAGTGAATTTGCGGGTGGAAACAAAGTGGGTTTCGACAATTCAGTATTTTTATCGGAACAGCATCATGCAGATAGAAATATATCATTGGCGTATTATATGCGCGAAAATGGTGCGTATTCAGATATAATGTCGCCCAATGATATAAGTCAAGGATTGAATTTATATTTTCAACAATGCTCAATCACGATAAATAGTGAGGCGGGAGCACAAATCGGCGGGACGTTAGCAAATGGGGGTATAAATCCGACAACAAATGAACGAGTAACATCATTAGAATCAATAACAGACTGTTTAACATTAATGTATAGCTGCGGAATGTATGATTATAGTGGTCAATTTGCGTTCGAAATAGGCTTACCTGCTAAGTCTGGTGTAAGTGGTTGTATACTATTAGTTGTACCAAATCAAATGGGAATCTGTATATGGAGTCCTCCGTTAGACGATGTAGGTAATAGTTTTAAAGGACTCGAGGTATGTAAACGATTGAATAATAAATTGAAGTTGCACATTTTTCATAATATCATAGCAAATGGAATGAAATCATGATAATATATCAAAATAAATATGCATATAATGTATAAATGTATCCATTAATCAAAACATTCAAGGCAACTCGTATACGAAATGCGTTTATATTGAATGCGATGGTAGCAGCGTTTACGGCGGTATTAGCTATTGGAATAACGAAACAACTCGACAAAAATAAATCGGATATTTACATTTTTATGAATAACCTGATACCAGGTAAAGGTATCGGAGAGTATACAAAATTTTTCATCGTATTTATAACAACATTTATCAGTAGTTTTATAGTATATAATTTACTGCATTTGCTATTTGGTTTTGGTGCGGCTATGATAATAGACGACAAATTTAAGGCAAATATACCGAAGTATTAATAGATAAAATAAAATTGATAGAATATTGTTTGAACAATATACTACAACTAGTTTAGATTGTTATTATGGAAAATCTTAGCCCCGCCGAAAAAATGTACCAGTCACATCTCGCAAATGTGAAAAGGTATCAACAGAATAATCCTGAAAAAATGGCTAAAAAGGCAAAAAAATACATGGAAAAGTTGAAATCCGACCCCGAAAAGTATGCCGAATTTCTCGAGAAGAGGCGTAAATATTACAATGAAGTTACAAAACCCAAAAAAAATATAATAACATCAACAAATAGTTAAAAAATAATAGTATATAATAATAAATGTTCAAAGTCTTTTTGTTGTTGTCTAGCTTGTTGGGAATTGTAGCCCGAAAAAATGAATATGTCCCATTACTGGACATAGAAGAATATCAAACGACTCATTTTGTAAATGAATCACTTCCTCAGTCTTTTTCTTGGTCCGATGTAGAAGGAGTTAACTATTTAACAAAGAATCTAAATCAGCATATTCCCGTATATTGTGGAAGTTGTTGGGCACATGGGAGCATAAGTGCGTTGTCCGATAGAATAAAAATCGCAAGAAAGGCTGCTTGGCCTGATATTAATTTGAGTATCCAGTTTTTATTGAATTGTCAAATGGGTGGAAGTTGCAATGGAGGGGACCACTTAGCGACATATAAGGCAATTCGCGATTACGGTTCTATCCCATATGAAGATTGCATGATATACCAAGCATGTAGTTCAGATTCAAAAGAAGAAGCATGTAAAGAGAAGAAGCAGTTTGAATGTACGCCGTCGAATATATGTAGAACATGTGATACATTTACTTCGCACGGGGGAACATGTAATCCGATAACACACTATCCAAATGCGACTATTGGGAGTTTTGGTGCAGTAAAAGGCAGTGATAATATGCAAGCAGAGATATATAAAAATGGTCCTATAGCTTGTGGTATAAATGCCGAGGAGATAGTGGATTATAAAGGCGGTGTACTGGATTTACCACACAAATTAAAAATGATAAATCATATTATTTCGGTAGTTGGATGGGGATATGACCAAGAACTTGGAAAACAATATTGGATAATTCGCAAC